CGCGTGTACGCAAAGTTGCCAGAACCAGTGACAGTCATTGCCGCATTGTTTGCTACGCCAGTACCGCCGTTTGCCGCCCCTAGCGTTCCCGTTACCCCAGTGGTCAATGGCAAACCTGTGACGTTGGTCATTACACCTGATGTGGGAGTACCAAGCAAAGGCGTAACCAAAGTTGGACTGGTAGCAAATACGTTTGCGCCCGTACCCGTTTCGTCAGTCAAAGCAGTTGCTAATTGAGCTGAAGTGAACGAGCCAAGTGAAGTGGCATTGCCTACTGATGTGACTGCGCCAGTCAAGTTTGCGTTGGTTGCATCGTTACCATTCAACTTTTGAATTGCTTGGAGAATAGAATCTGTAGCAGCTACAGTACCAGCTCCAGATACATAACCTGTCAAAACTTTAGAAATAACAGGCGCATTGGTTAAAGTAGTGGCATTACCAACTGATGTCACATCACCTGTAAGGTTCGCATTGGTCGTGACATTAGAGGCTGTGAAGGCCGTAGCAGTACCAGTAATATTTGTGCCTACAAGTGCTGAAGGTGTTCCAAGTGCTGGAGTAACCAGCGTGGGGCTGGTAGCAAGCACAGTCACTCCAGTACCGGTAGCAGTTGTGCTTCCAGTTCCACCATTAGCAACTGGTAAGGCAGTGCCTGATAAGCCGATCGCCAGCGTTCCAGATGTGGTGATTGGTGAGCCAGTAACCGAAAGGAATGCTGGAACTGTTGCAGCCACACTTGTGACAGTACCTGACCCGCCACCACCAGCAACGGTGACAGTTACGTTATCGCCTGATGTAGTTGCTGTGATTCCTGAACCAACAAAGTTGATGCTCTTAACACCATTGGTTAATGTAGTCCCCTCTTCCTGAACAGCAATTGCTGTATTGGTAGACATGGTGCTAATGACGTTGATTTTTTCAGCAACGTCTTGCGAAACCACCTCACCAACATTCAACAATCTGCCGTCAGACAGGCTAATAATTAGCGATCCATCGAAGTCAATATTGGCACTGATGACGGAGACACCATCTTTACCATCAATGCCATCTGTTCCGGGTGTTCCGGGTAGGCCTTGCTTTCCGTCTACACCATCACGACCCGGCTTGCCATCACGACCATTGCGCCCATCGTTTCCGTTAATGCCATCACGCCCGTCTTTGATGGTTGATACGCGCTTTTCAATGGTATTTCCAACAGCATCAAAGCGATCACGAATGTCAGTTTCAATCTTCTTGAGTGCCTGGACAACTAAATCAACATTTTCACCAATCTTGCGCTTTTGGATTTCTTTGCTTTCAGCAATAGACTTTTGAACAGACTCAAGTACTGCTAACTTATCTGCATCAGTCATCTCATCGAGGTTGGGCAATAAACTCATTTCAATGCTCCAGTCAGTTGCTCTAGAAAGTCATTCTCAACTGAACGCAAGTTTTCTTGCTTGTTTGCCATCTGCAACTCAACAATCTTGGACTTGTTCTTGATGTCTGCCTCTTTCAGCATTAGCTCGGCAATCTTGACCCGCTTGTCAAATGCTTTTTCTTCATTGTCAGCAGGCAGATTTTTAGTAAGAGCCGCCATTGATTTGGCTTGAAATTCTTGCGGCATCAGTTGCGTTTCAGTTGCTACCTTTTGCGCCTCTGCCCGATTCTGTTCAGCCTTAGTTGTATTGACCGCAATCTGAGCCTGCGCTGCTTGCAAAGCCAACTGCTCTTGAATTTGCTGTTTCTCTTGTGCATTTGGATCAGGCTTGGTCATCTGGTCAAGTGCCGCAATCATCTCGTACCTGTTGGACAGGCTGGAATTGGCAAAGATGCCTTTCAGAATGATCGGCAAGACTGGAGTATTAGGGCCAAGCGTCTGCAACAAGCCAACGAACTGCTGCTGTTCGTATTCTCTGGCAATGATGCCCAGCGTAGCTGTCGGTATGAACTTCATATCAACCGATGGGTAACGCTCGGGGTCAAACTGCATGTACCTAAATGCTGCTTTCTGAATGAACGGGATCAGAAAGTCTTCTTGGAAATTCACCAGTGTGCGTTTGTACTTCTTGATAACTGTAGCCACCGCCATACTCATGCCAGCACCGTCCCGGTTGCCTTGGCTGACCATGCCCTGACTATCCAATGTGCCTGTTGCTTGCAGCAGCATTCGCTCAAACTCTTTTGCCGTGTTCAAATTGTTCAGGCTGGTTTCGCCAAACTTGAACGGGAACAGAATCTCGGCAGGGTTGCCATTAACCATGAATGCCTTACCCGGCTTCACCTCAAACTTTGCACCGCGAGGCAGTCTGGTTGCGTCCATGCCCATCATGGGGCTGGTGGTCAGTGCAAGTGAGTCCAGATGGCTTCGAACTTGAGCATCAATCGCCTTCTGCATGTTGTAGGATTTCTCCACCGTGCCACGACCCAGCAAGCGATTCGGTACAGTGTCATCCTGATAACTGATGACAGGCCGATCCTTCATCATGTACGGACTTTCCTCGGCCTTCAGCAGCAAACCATCATTCGCAATCACCACAATGGCCTCGACCATGTTGCTGTAATCGTCAGCGACTGAATCCTCTGGGAAAAGTTCCTCAATTTCCTCGTCTTTTTTAAGCAAATATTCGCGTGGGACAAGGCCGTAGTAGGTCAGCAGCTTGACCTTTTCGTCAGCATATTGCGTCACTTCTTGGGTTGGTTCAAGGTCTTCATCCTCTGAGTCGGTGGTGATGTTGGCCTTGCGGTAGATACCGCGCTCCATGCCATCAACAATCTTCTGGATGCCCACGTATTTCTCAATTGCCACGCCCATGCAGTCATCAATTGACGTACCGTTGGGGTCGTACAAGAAATTCTTAGGGTTGACAGGCATGATCTTGATTGCAATGCGGCTTTTCTCCACCACACCAATTGCGGCTTGACCCATTTGCCCAGGTATTGCTTGCGTTGCTGGCTCAAACACCTTTGCGCTGCTGACAACGATCTCACCAATTCCTGTTCCGTAGATTTCAGCCATCAATTCAATCTGGTCGATGGCTTTTCTGATCTTGTCCAGCTTGAAATCTTCCATCAACTGGGCTTTGAGCATCTCAACGTCCAGCGGATTGCCGTTTACGTCTTTTAGGTCATCTTCAATGTCAAAAAAGTCGCCCTGACCAAAGATGGCTTCCATAATCTCAGCATGACGTGTCTCAACTGCTTGCTGGGTGGCTGGAGTGACGATTCTTGAACGCTCGGAGTCTCTGGTCTTGTCTTCCGCAGCCCATTCACCACGGAAAATACGCTCATATTCGAGGTACTTGGTCAGGAAGTTGGTATCACGATAATCGCGCCAACGGTCACAGTGCTCAACAACGAAAGAGGTTAGCTCTTTGTCATTCTCTGTTGGTTCATCGAATTCGTTTTGATCCATATCAGACCTTATATTGTTGGCTAAACACCCGCAATTATATCGACTGGAGTCCACTCGTCCTCATCATCTTGCTCGAAGTACGATGTTACCGCCAATTGGTCAATATAGGCCAGCGAGTCTGGCAGGTCATCGTGAACCCCCGGCGATGGGAACATTATAAGTTGATCTACAAAAGTTTCCCACTTTTCCTCCCGGTTCAGGATAATCCGACCATGCTCAAACCGACCCTGTAGTGACCAGATGATCCTGTCTGCTTTCTTACGGTTGCCGTGCGTCAGGTCTTGGATATGACCATAGACGTTATTCTTTCGCATCAGGTCGCTCAGATACGGCAAGACCGCATTCTTCAACGCCCCCTTTTCAATCCCAATACTCAGCGGCCTGTATTCCCGTATCGCCAGCAGTATCTTGGAGGCCGTTTCCCGAATATCCCACCGTCCGTGCTGAATCTCTTTCACAAACCAAACACCATCATCTGTCACCTTCACTACCGCAATAGCTGACTCATCCAGTCGCTTCTTGCTATTAGCCGCCTGTTTCGCCACTTCCTCGAAACCCGCCAAGTCCACCGCCACAAAATAGCTGCCGTGTTCAGGCTCAACCCCGTACTTAATCCATTCCTCCTTAAATACATCAGCCCCAGCATTGCTGAAACTCGCCATGTATTCTTGTTTGAATGAGAAAGAACTTAGGGTCTTCTTGGCGCTCTCAATCTCCGTTGGATCAATCAAAGGATTATCAGCAGTGGTGAAGTGCCACGACTTCCAATCCACATCCTGCTCCTCTTGCCCCAGATTCCACAAATCATAAAACCAATTACGACCCTTGGGCGTACCGATAAACATGGCACGACCTTTCCTGTCCGACAGGGAAGCTCGGATAACCTGCTCCCAGGCCTCTGGCTTGATATCAGCCACCTCGTCCAAAACCGCATAGGTCAGGGAAACGCCGCGCAGCGTATCCGGCCTATCAGCACCCCTAACGTATATCCTCGCACCATTAATCAGCGTGATGTCCAAGTTATTCACATGACTCGACTGGATCACCTCACGCCCCAAGTCCAGCAGCAAGTCCCAGATAATCTGCCGCGACTGTCCCATCGTTGGGGATACATACAGTACTGCTGACCCCGGTGGGCAGCGCAGCCCCTCGATGATCAGTGTGGTAGCCGCCAGTCTTGACTTGCCACAGCGCCGTCCCGCGGCGATGACCTTGAACCGGGTGGGGTCGGTGTACACCGTCTGCTGCCAGGGAAGAAGGGAAAAGTTCAGGTCAGACATCCGTCACATCCTCCTGGTCAATGACGGCAGGCTCAACACCAAGTCCTGTGATATTAATGGTCACTGCGCTGCGCTGGGACTTGTCCTTGTCGAACATACTGATGGGCAACGTCCTGTCCATGCACATCTTCAATGCCGCCATCTGACCGGGGTGGTTGTCGTTCAGGGCAATCTGGATCACCTTCTCAGCCACGTCCTTGCCACCAGAGCGAATGAGCATCTCTTTAAGCTCCTTGATCCGCTGGTGATCCGTCTTAGGCAATACCGCTGGTGGGTTGTTTGCGTACTGCTGGATCGTCATCTGGACATCACTTAGCTTTTTTTTCTTGACCACTTTGCCCTTTCGGAGTTTTCGCCATTTTAGCTTTTTCGGAGGGGGGGTGGGTACACCAACATTCACCGCCGATGCCGACCCCTCCCCCCCTCTCGAAAAGTCAAAATCCCTAGGGGAAAACCCTAGACGATCTTCTACTATGTCCATTATGTTAAGTGCCGTCTGAGTTATCCACAGAAAAGGTAGTACTTTATGCACGTTTTGTGGACAACTAATTGGGCTGTGGATAACTCGGGTCAAAAAACTGTGGATAACCAGGATTCGGCGGGATGGGGAAATCGGGGAGGGGGAAAAGAAAAAGAGAGAAAACCTCTGTGGGTGCTTTCCCGCCATACCTAACCAAATCACCAAGCCAATAGCCAAAGCCTATCAACACCACCAAGTCGATAGTCACCATCAATAATACTTTTATAAGAAGCCAGATGCAAAGTACCTACAATGCCTCGCCAAAGGCTTTAAACGTACCTACAAGGCATCGCTGTGTTAAGGCTGTGGAAGTACTAGCTGAATGCTTTCAAGGGGCGTAGAAGGCCGCAATCCCAAATTGTAGAAATATTGGTAGGCATCGATCACCGCCAGGAATCCAGCCGACATATCACCATTGCCAGCAGCCAGCAGCGTTGCCCGTTCAGCAGGCCCGAGCTTTCGCTGGAAGTGTTTGACATTAGGGTCTGCTGGTCTACCCAATCCATAAACGCCCATGATGCTCCCATCCTTCATCCCTCAAAAATTAAGCAACTAAAAAAAGTCACCACCTCAAAAGTTATCCACAGGCTGAGTCCTAAAAACATCAGCAACCCCAAAACCCCTGCATCGCCTTGACCCTATGACCCCAACCCTAAGGGTTGGGGGTCAGGGAGGGTCAACTTTGGCGCTGTTTTTGCCCCTTTTTGACCCTGACCCTAGACTTGACCCTAGGGTCATTTAGGGTCAACATTTAAAAAGTTATCCACAGGTTATCCACAATCATTCTTTCTGACCATCATGCTGCTAACCTGCACCTCATCAACCATAAACCACCCATGATCGGTGTTCTTCACCATCCCAGCCTGAAGCAAAGCACCGATCAACTTATCGTTATACGATGGATTAATCATATTCCGAACGGTGCGTTCTGCGTTCCCGTCCTGCGCCAACTTGTCTTTTAAAGCCGACCTAGACAGGTAAGGCAGACCATCCACAACCTCCGCACCAGATGCCCACCAAGCGTTCTCCCACATTTTCCTATGTCCATCAATCTTGGAGTCCTTCTTTGCTGGCGCTGCTGGTGCGGTTGACTGAACAGGCACGGCACTGGTGACTGGCACGTTGTCTTCGTCATACCAGCCGGGGATGGTGACCTGCTCCAAGTCCATATAAATTGACTCTGCTATCTCAGCGTCTTTTGACTTCCGCTGTACGAGCTGCATGGGTTGACCGGGGCTGGACGGGATCACGCTGATCTCAATATCCAACGCTCCACGCCACGCTGATGAGCCTCTGGCACGGTGTTGGGCTTCATCTGACACGCCTGTATGGTGTACCAAAATGACCGAGCAATTGAATTCCAGCATCAAATTGGCGCAGGCATCCAGCATGGTCTTGGCATCCTGGGCGCTGTTTTCGTCACCTGCTAAGAAACGGTGCAGAGTGTCAACCACAATCACTTTGGGCGGTTCTGGCAGCATTCGGACGTGTTCTGCTACCTTTAAGTACCCAATTGGCGTATTTAGGTCGCAGCCGTGTTTAGACAACCACATGGTCAACTTACCTGCTTTATGGTGGTGTTTCCAAGCGGCTATGCGCCCACGCAGACCGTGGTGGCCTTCACCAGCTAGATAGACCACATTGCCAGACTTGACCTTGTTGCCGCACCAGTCAGGGGTTGCGTTGGCAATTCGCAAGCACCAGTCCAGCACCACAAAGGTCTTGCCGCCACCGGATGGGCCATGCACCATGACCAGTGCCTGTTCCTGTATCCACCTCTTAACTAACCACGAAATGGGGCTGGGTTGGGCTGAAAACTCATCTGCTGGGACAAGCCAATCGGTAACTGATGGCACTAAAAGACTCGCCAAATCGTGCCCAGCTTGGGCATAATCGTTTGCATCACCGAGGATCGGAGGCATAACCATGCGTGCGCCATACTTGGCACTGGACTGCTCCGCGTACCGCTGACCAACGCCTGACGCATCGTTGTCGGCTACCACCACTATTTCCTGTGCTGTGCCGTACTTTTCGCGCAGGGATGCAATCACTGGCACTAAATTACTGGCGCTGTAGGCTACCACCACCGGGCGGTTTGTGGTTTCATGGATGGTGGCTGCGGTAGCAAAACCCTCTGCCACGTACAGAGTGCCAGGCTCATCTAGTGAGCCTACCATCCAGCGTTTTCCACCTGTCTGACCACCAGTGTGGTACAGCTTGCCGCCTTCGTGATCAATGTACTGGAGACTGGACAGTGTGCCGTCAGCATCGTACAGGGGCAGCACCAGCCTGCCATCTCCCGTAATACGTGCGCCATGCACCTTAATCCCTTTACGTTCTAGGTACGGATGCTCTGCGCTGGCGGTTTGTGCGCCTTGCCAGATTTTCTCAACGGTTTCAGAGGCCACTTGGTGCTGGCGCTCAAGGGCAGCGTCCCGCAATGCCTTTGCTTCAGCTAGGCGTTTGGCGTGGCTCATTTCCTCAAACTGCGTAAGCTTGCGTCCTACGTCAGCTCGCCATGTCTGTTCCATGCCGAGCCGCCAGCAACCAAAACGCCCCGCGGGGATGCCATCACCAAACACCAAGTACCAACCGGGTTTATCACCGTGACCGGGTGATCCCTTTGTGCCTGACTTGAAGCGGTGAATCTTGCCGTCAAAGTAGATCTGGTCTGGTGGCTCAAGGCCTGCGCTACGCATGGCGTTGATCAGTTGCTCTTCAGGTGCTGCGACTTGTTTTTCTGGTGCTGGTGACCAAGGGCCACCAAGGATGTTTGAGAGGTCAGCCATTTTTAGTCTCCACAGAAGCACGAAATGGCTTCTTCTTTAGGGTCAAACATGTCGCGTTGGTCGGCGGCAAATTGCGCCATCTGAGCGTAGCTGGGGCGGTCTGAGCGAAACACCGCACCGCTTGGCTTGCTTGCCAGTGCCAGTGCCTCCATCTTTGCCCACCAAACAGAGCACGTTCAGGCTTTTCAGCAATCAGGCTCAAAACCTGTGCGCCACCTTTCAAGAAGCACAAATCGCAATTGCCGTGCATGGTTACGCCGTTGTTGTTTGGCAGGCCTAGATCAAATTGATGATTGAGCCAAAAATAGCCAACATCCTCCTTGGTGATGCCTATTTGTCCAAGTGGGGCGCACTTTTCCTCATGCTTGCCGTAATCCTGATTTTTAATTTTGGCGAGTCGACGCTGTTCATCAGCGCGAATACCAAGCATTGAATCCCATTCAGTCCAACCAATGTGTTTTAGATAACGATGAATCGCTCTAACTTTTAATTCAACCGTGCAGAACCTCGCCACTGGGTTTGGCAAATAGTTTCGGGCACGAATCAATGCCTCAAACGGCTCACCATTACGACTGGCGCTGTCAAAGTCAACCAATTTCCAACGGTCAGCCGTTTCCTCTGCTGCTTGGTACTCAATCCACACAATTGGAACGCCCCAATTCACTGAGCAATCACGTACAAAACGCAGCGTGGCCTCATCTTCCTTGCCAGTATTGGCAAAGCACACCACAGCCTCATCGGGCAAACCACCATTACTCTGAAGCACGCGCCACAGCATGTATGCGCTTGTCCTGCCGCCGCTGAAGCTGATGCAAGTAGGCGAGTCAATTTTGAATGGATCAGCCATGCGTCACCTTGCGACTCTCAAAATAAGTCGAAAGGGCAACCAGCACCTTGTGCGTTGGGTTGGCATCTGGGTTGTCGCGCAGGGCGCGGATGGTGTTGTAGTGGACACCAGTGGCCTCTGCTACCTTGGTGGGCATTCGGTCAGATAGTGCCTGTCTAATTTCCTCAAGCGTCATCATGGTTTTTTTTCCTTGTGTAAATAATTTATTGTAATGTGCATATCTTACTTTAAATTGTGCTACATTTCATGGACACGCAGAACAGATTTCCTGAAGTGCGTGAAATCAAGGAGAGCCAGATGGCTATTAGTTTGAAGTCTACAGGCGGTCTTACCGCCAACGGTGTCAAGTTGCTGGTATACGGGGCAGCAGGGTCAGGCAAGACCACACTGATCAAGACGTTGCCCAACGTCATTGTTTTGTCTGCTGAAGGTGGCTTGTTGAGCATTCAAGATGCCAACTTGCCGTACATTGAGATTGCCAGCATGGACGATTTGCGCGAGGCGTTTACTTGGTGCAAGGATTCCAAGGAAGCGGCAGCGTTTCAGTCAGTGGCACTGGACAGCATCTCTGAGGTTGCCGAGGTGGTGCTGCACCATGAGATGAAAAAGTCCAAAGATGGCAGAGCCGCGTATGGTGAGATGAATAGCACCATGCAAGAGTTGATCCGCGCATTCCGTGACCTGCCCAACAAGCACGTTTACATGAGCGCAAAACTTGAGAAATCCACGGACGAAATGGGCAAGATGCTTTATAACCCCGGAATGCCGGGTAAGAGCCTTACTCAGGGCTTGCCTTATTTTTTCGATGAAGTGCTGGCGTTAAGAGTTGAGCGCGATGCCGAGGGTGTGACCCAACGCGCACTGATGTGCGATAGCGATGGCCTGTGGCTGGCAAAGGATCGCTCTGGCAAGCTGGGCGCATGGGAAACGCCAGACTTGGGTGACATCATTGCCAAGATTGGGGGCAAGGCATGACCGACCTCAAAACCCTAAGCTCCGACTGGCTGCGCCACAAGACGGCTGAAGAGACTGCGGTGATTGAGCGCCGCAAAATTGAAGATTTGATTGTGAAGGAGCTGGCGCTGCCAGCATCTTTTGAAAACACCGAGACAGCAGAGCCAAGCGGCTACGTTGTCAAAATCTCTGGTCGCATTGACCGCAAGGTTGATTCTGACAAGTTGCAGATGCTGGCTGCCGAGTCAGGACTTGAAGAACACCTGACCACACTGTTTCGCTGGAAACCAGAGCTAAACCTGACGCTCTGGAAAGCAGCGGACGAAAACATCACCAAGCACTTGGCTGGCGCTATCACGGCTAAACCTGGTCGCCCATCTTTCAAAATTATTATCAAGGAGTAATCATCATGGCTTTTCTCACAGAGACTTTTGACATCAACGAACTGCCCGTTGGCAATACTGGCACATTTGAGCCATTACCCGCTGGCTGGTACACCGCCACCATCTCGCAAGCCGAGCTGAAGGCTACCAAGGCAGGAAATGGGCAGTACATCAAGCTGCGTTATGACGTAACTGGCCCGAGCCATCAAGGTCGTGTGGTTTTTGGCAATTTGAACATCAAGAATGCCAACCCTAAGGCCGAGGAGATTGGTCGCCAGCAGTTGGGCGAGATCATGCGTGCCATTGGTCTTGCCAAGGTCACTGACACTGATCAGTTAATTGGTGGGCAGATCAGCATCAAGCTGGACGTGAAGCAAGATGAAAAGTATGGCGCAAGCAATGAGGTGCGTGGCTTTAAGTCAGTGTCTGGCAGCGTAGCGCCAATGGCGGCATCTGTACCAGCGTCTGCGCCAGCGTCTACGAAAGCTGCTCCACCCTGGGCGAAGAAATAATTATGAAACACCCATACCACACCCTACTGCCTGTGCAGATGCAATCATCTTTGATGGAAGCCGCTGCGACAAAAAACACCAAAATAATTGACGCTGCCGTTGATCATTTGCATTTTGTCGCTCCCTACCGATTCCACAATGACAAATCTGAACCTTTGCGTACCTTCTACCATGAGCCAAGACAGAACGTGCCTAATGCTG